GAGAAAAAATAAAAAAAAAAATATTTGATAATACAAATGATAAAACTTTTTCTATTGAACAAATATTAGATCAGCAAGATAGAATCAATGAAATAAACAATGAAATTAAATCTACAAAATCAAAAAAAAAGGATTATTTTTTAGAAAATTCAAAATACATTTTTGATTATTTCGAAAATAAAAAAAATATATCTACCAGCACAACAACCGGTACAACTACACATACGGGAAATAAAAACAAAATATTAGATGCTTTTTTTAAAATTAATAAGGATGAATCATTTACAATAGAAAATAAAAACAATAATATTTTCCAGAAATATCTGAGTAATATTGATGAGTCTTTTTTAGACGTTAATTCGTTTATTCGACCATCAGATATATGTAAGTCATGTCGCAAAGGAGAATTGATACCAATGGACGACGAAGGTGTTTTAATTTGCAATATTTGTTCAGTAAATGTTCAATATTTGATAGAAAATGAAAAACCGTCTTATAAGGAACCTCCCAAAGAAGTATGTTTTTATGCATATAAAAAAATTAATCATTTTAAAGAAATATTATCACAATTCCAGGGAAAGGAGACAACTCAAATTCAGAATGATGTCATTGAAAATTTAAAACAGCAGATTAAAAAAGAACGCATCGAATATTCAAAATTAACATATTATAAATCAAAAGAATTGCTCAAAAAGTTGGGATACAATAAATATTACGAACATATTAATTTTATTAAAGATAAGTTGGGTATTAAACCCCCCATCATATCACAAGAATTAGAAGAAACTTTGTGTAATTTTTTTATGGAAATTCAATATCCTTATGCGAAGCATTGTCCGGATTATCGTGTCAATTTTTTACATTATTATTATGTATTATATAAATTATTTGAACTGCTTGGAGAGAGACATTATTTACCCGAAATTCCCATGTTGAAAGATCGGGAAAAGTTGATTGAACAAGATACCATTTGGAAAAAAATATGCGAAGAATTGGACTGGGAATTTATTACTACTATTTAGTGTAATCAAAAATAATATGATATTGAATCAATCATATTATTTGTATTATTTGGACACAATATTATTATATAAAAAACGTAGATTTTATAGCCCACCAGGGAACCCCACCAAATTGGCGCCAATTCCAAACCCGGCGCCGGAACGCGCGGTCACACCAATGCTAGGGATGTAAGTATCAAGGATACTGAATGTAGCAGCAGCAGTTAACGCAAGCAACAAGATCTCCTCTACATTAAGAGAACGCTTAGGAATAGCATAAGCAGCAATTGCAACCATCAAACCTTCCACCAAATATTTAATGATTCTCTTAAAAAGCTCAACTGTATCAAACATTTCCTATATTAATAATTAAGAAAAAAATATTACCAAATAATCAAAAATAAAAATAATATATATAATGCGATAAAAAACTTAAAATTAAATCCCCTAAAATATAAAATGGTCGTACAATCAAAAGAACAATTTCAATCTTCTTCCAAATATGAAAAAAAAACTACTAGCACCGGCGCGGCGAATCCTAAATATGTTGATTTGCTAGAAGAGGATAAACCTGTCGCTGGACAAAAATTTACGTGTATTTCTTTTGTTTCTCCGGAAAAAATTATAAAGCAAAAGGAGGTTTTCTTTTTTGAAGAGTTCCTAAAGAAGTGGGAATTTTCAAAGAGTATGGAAAAATTTGTTCAATTTTTAAGTTTTGTTTCTTATAAATACAAAATGTCGTTTGATGATATTACTAAAGATTACCAGGAGTTTATTAAAGAGGAACAAGACCTTTTGGCGAAATCGAATATGGAAGACGATTTCAAAACATTTATGGATAAAAATGAGGAGGATCTTGAAAACGCATTTAATGTGAAACATAGTTTTCAGACATCAACACGTGGATTAAAGGTGCGAGGTGTTTATCCTACATTGGAAGAAGCCGAGTTGAGATGTAAAATGCTTAGAGAAATTGACCCGAATCACGATGTTTTTGTCGGACCTGTCGGTTTGTGGATGCCGTGGGAACCCGAGGCCTATAAGACGGGGCGTGTCGAATATATCGAAGACGAATTGAACCAGCTTATGCACGAGAAGACCAAGAATGAGGCATTCGCCAAGTCCGCGTTTGACCAACGTGTCAAGGAAACCAAGAAAAACGCTATTGAAGAGAATATTAAACTCGCTGAAAAAACGGGAGCCACATTGACCCAAAGCATCGATGAGCACGGCAATTTAATCAGTGTGAATAACGTGAATACACAAGAATCTTCTTTGAAAACCAATGACACTATTTCTGCTGCAGATATTCGTGCGGAGTTGTTTGAAGGTGAGAACATTATTGTGGGGAAGACGGATAACGGACAGAGCGAACTTATTAGTGGTCCTTTTGCTACTAAGAACAAGATTGAATAGGTGTTTTGTAGTTTTGCTAGCAATATGATGTTTAATAAGTAATTTATAATTATTTTGGATAATTATAAATTTATAAAAGGTTTAAGTGTAGCGAAATGTGAATGAACTCCAGAATCGTTATCTGAAGGAGTTGACGATTATATATTTCTGTAATAATAATCATTATTGAAAATGATTTTATTTTTAATACATTTACTCATTTTTGACGCACATATACCTTCATATTGTGCTGATTTTGCTATGGTATCCCAAGTACCTAATATTTGGGATGTATTTAATTCTATTTTTTCTACTTTTTTACCAGTAGAAGATGTATTTTTATGTTTATATTCGTCATTTTTTAATGATAACCCATAATATCCTTCATTGGACCCACAATCAGTCCATACAGTTGCCTTAAGAACATATTCACAAGAATTCAAATATTCTTTTATTTCTTTTATATCGTTATCTGAACATTCTTTATTTACGCTTTTCTTCCACCGTTGATATTCTTGTAGTAATGTTAAATTTAAAATTTTACCACTAGATGAAAATCTACATACTTGAAATATAAATGTTTCTACATCGTTTGCTATATGCTTCTTTTTATATTCAATATCCTTAAGTTTAACCCCAATATAACCGTGAACTATTTGATTCTTATTTTGTTTTGAAATTCTAGCTGGTTTGAATCTTGTATCTAAATAATGTTTTAGTGCGTGAAATATTTCCTTTTTTGGTTTTGTTTTACACCATATGCGATATTGCCCCTCCATATCTACAGATGACTCTTCAACATCATTTCTAATTATACACATTTTGTCAATGAAATCATTAAACTTATATGTAATTTCATCTTCAGGTAATAACACATTTTGATATACGGACTGGGTTTCTATAATTTCATTCACTATGGATACTTTTTGTTTTTCTAATAATTCTCTCATTTCATTAAGTTCTAATGTTAGTTTGGTCATAGTTGCCATATTTTTTTCCATATGTTCTTCCAAATATCTATTCTTATTTTCTAAATCTACATTTTGTTGCATTAATTTATTAAAATTATCTATGCTATAGGTTTTTGAATGGATTATATCTTTTATGTGTTTGGATAATTTTTCAATCGTAAAATTTGTGCTATCATAAGCAATTATTTCTGTTTTATTTTTCCCATTTACTTCAATATTACGGATTTGTCTTTTAATTTTTGGATATGTCTTTATAAGATTTTCTATTTCTACTTTATTTTGAACTCTAAAAGCAGTAATTAAAATAAAATTATCATATTTATTATGATGGTCTAACACTCTTGTTGAGAGATCATTTGTATGACCGAATTTAATTAATTTTTCTCCAGCGTTATTTGTATTGTCAATAGTTCCGAAATATATGCATTCTGTATTCAGAGGAAATTGATTGATTGTTGCTTGTTCTACTGCTCTCAGTTTTTCCTTTTTTGTATTTTGTATAGTATTATCTTTTTCCAATATGATATTATTTTTTTCTTCTAATTGGAGTCTTAATTCGTCTGTTTCTTCTTCTATGATTTGATGTAATGTTTCTTCCATTTTCATATAATACTCGTGAATTTCTGATGCCTTTTTTGTTTGTGCTTTTAAGCATAACGATTTGAAGCATTTGATGGTTAACATTATAGTTTGCTTATTTTGTCCGCCATTTTGTTTTTCTTTTTCTAAAACCGCTTTCCCAACTTGACGAGCGGTTTTATAATCTATATCAAGCTTAAAATGTTTTAATAACATTCTTTTTGCATTTTCTTTTAGAGTAAATCCCAACCATTTCCATACATTATCCAAATCAACCACGAAATCAATGTTTTTATCATAATTTAGATAGCAATAAAAGCTACCAATAAATAATTGTTGTTCAAATCCTGTAAAATTTTCTTTTATTTTAGCTAATAATTTATTATTATATACATTTGACAGCTTTACGATGGGATTATGCTCAATAAGTTCAACGATATTTAACTCTTGCATCTTATTATAGTATATATAATAAGAAAGTCTTTAATTGGCAATAGTGCTTATATATTTAAAAACGGTTTTTATAAAAGCACTATTTACCACTTTGTCTTTTTGACACTAATTTTGGGTCCTTGTCCACGTTTTTTGGTATTATTAGGATCATACTTCTCATCTTCCTCATCAGAATTTATATCTTTTGACAATTCCCAGAACTCTTTTGATCCCAATTTAAAGTCATTATGTGAATCTGCTTTATACCAAAATACTTGGTCCGTTAATTTATTCGATTTCGATCCATTATTTATTACTAAACACTCATAATTTTCAGTGCATTGATCCATCACCTGACAAAATGATTCAAATGTGGGAAACATACCAGCATAATTCTCATAAATACGTTTTCTATTCGCTATATACGGTTCTCTTAGTAAAAAAACATAATCTATATTAGTACGAAGAGTTGGGGGAATTCCCAACGGGTATTGCATCGTGATGATTAACATTATTTTCCAATGACGTCCGTTCATAAATAAAAGTCGCATCATTTTATCGCGAGTCCAAGAACCATCATATAAACAATCATCCAGAATTACAAAAGCTCTTGGATCAATTGTACTGCGCTTAAATGTTTCCATCTCTTTTTTTATCTGTCTTAATACCGATTTTTGACGTTTTAATATATTTTCTATAATTGCTGTATTATATTCATTATGAATAAATAATTTTGGTACTAATTTGCCGTAAAACCCATTCCCTTCTTCAGTGCCAGCAATTACAACTCCGATTGGAATATCCTGATGATAATAGAGGAGGTCTTTTACAAGAAATGTCTTACCAGTGTTCCTCTTACCGATTAAAACGCACACAGGACCATTGGATTCGTTAGGCTTAAAGCTAATAGTTTTCATATCAAATTTTCTGAGTTCCAGACTCATTTTATTTTAATATATATAATCTTTTTATAAATTATATATATACGCATATTCCTTCGACTAAAGTCTATGGAATATAGTCAGAAAACTTCGGCTTCCGCGCGCTTAAAACGCCTATATTTTCATCCAAATTTTATATATTTTGGTCATAATATAATTGAATGACTTCAACTAATTTATTCGTTTTATTTTCGGTATTTATCCAATATTCTATTTGGGTTTTTAACATAGTTAAACGTTCCATCCATTCTTTATTATTTCCGATTTTAATCATTCCTGTTTTTTTTGTAATACTCCAGCACGAATTTATTTTATCCCCTTGTTGATTTATATAGTCATCAGGATTAAAACGAATAAATATAATAGGTCTATGTCCTAAATCTTGCGATAATATCATTAGTCGTTTATTATCACAAGAATCGCCGTATTTTTTATGCTGATTTTCATCAATTTCTACTATTATTATTTGATATCCTAAATCCAATAATAAATCTGGTCTTTTCTTTGAGCAACCATTTTGAACAATCTTATCTTTTATCCAAGTACAGTCTGGAATTTCATTGGTAATATATTCCACGACCGAAAATTCTTTGGTTTTATAGTTTTTAGATATAGGTTTATCTGGAAAAGTGTAAATAAAACATCTGAAACAATATCCTTCATATTTTTCTTGAACACGTATGTTACATAAAACTGTTTTACATTTAAGATGTTTAACATCGACCATTTCATCTGTTTTACATTTTGCGCAATATTGTGCTGTTAATCCTTCATAATTATATGTAGGTTGCGCCTTTCCACAATTACATAACTGATGTTTAACATTTATCATTCCAGATAATTTACACTTGGAACAATATTCTGATTGTAATCCTTCAAAATTAAAATTTGGTTGATTTTTTCCACATATACATTTTTTATGTATAACATCAATCATTCCTTCTAATTTACATATGGAACAAAACTTGGGATTAAGCCCATCAAAATTAAACCCAGCTTTTGATTTCCCACATTCACATCTTAAATTTCTAACATCAACCATATCAGGTAATTTACAATCAAAACAATATTTTCCAACTAACCCGAAATAATTAAAACAAGGACTTGTCAGTTTACCGCAAAAACATCGTTTATCTGATACATTTACCATTTCATCCGTTTTACATGAATTACAATATTCCGCTTTTAACCCTATTAAATTAAATGTCGGTCTTATACCACATTTACATAATTTCCTATTAGGTTCTATCATACCATCACTTTTACAGTCTTTGCAAAATCTAGCTCGTAACCCTTCAAAGTTCCATCTAGGTTGAACCTTTCCACAAAAACATTTGGGATTTCTTACATCAACCATCTCAGTTTCTTTATGAGTTACACAAAACTCTGCTCGTAAATGTTTATAATTAAAATATGCCAATTTTCCACAATCACCATTTTTACAAATAGTCATATAATATATTACTAAAGATTATAAATTTAAGCTATTATACGAATAATATATTAAACTAAATTACTTTCTAACAATTCCTTTCTTTTTAAATACGCCTTTCTATTTTTTTCCTTTATCTTATCTTTATCTGGTGTATTTTCTTTCATTTTTTTTAGTAATGTTTCTTTATGTGTTTCATAATATTTCTTCGCGCGCGACGGCGCTGTATATTTTTTGAGATGCTCTTTGGTCTCGCATAAATCGTTCTCCAACACAGTATTTCTATATTCTAACATTTTTATCTTATGTAAAAGTTCATCAATGGTCGCAGAGTTATTCATACACGCTGATAATATATAGCATAACATTTTTAAATGATATTGTAAATCTTATTTTTTGTGTAAATTGTATTATTAAGGAGAAACAAGTTTAAAACCAATATAATTTATATATTATTTGACTAATGGAAACGCCGTGTCTTCAAATTAACTACGAAAAGAGAAAGAATTCAGAATTATTAAGAACATTTCAAATGCCTGAACTGACCTTTCTCTCAGATGTCCAAAATTATGTTCCCATTTATAATAGATTCTTCTCATTGAATGTAACAAATTACAACTCGATTAACCTTAATAATACGTGGTTTATTAATGATATTAAGAGCGGGATAGATGATAATAAAAATGTGTATAATTGCTCCATTAAAAATAAAAATACGAATAAAATCAAAGGAAAGGAAATATTTTTCAAAATGGCACCTTTATTAGATCCATTTAAATATCTAGTTGGAAAATATGATATTACCGACCCCAAATTATTAAAATTACCAACATACGAGTTAAACGCGTCAGATATTCATCCAAAATTTATAGAACTAAATAATTCGGCGTATGTTGACGGATTTTTTTCGTTTTTGTCTAGCTTATTAATACATAAATATAATTTTATCCACGGAGTCGATTTTTATGGTTCTTTTTTGGCAATTAAAAACGATTTTAAACTGAATATTATCGACGATTTAGAATATCTTTGTGATTCTGATTTTTTCAACAAAAATAAAAATGTGAATTTTCAAGTGGAAGAATATAGTCATTTATTGGAGAATCAATCTATTTTTGAGAATATCCCACAAGTCCCTTTAAAAATAGATCATTCATCGAGTAATAAACCAACTTTATCTGCGAAATCTATACACGATGACATATTTGAAGATTTATTCATAGATGAATCCACATTGAATGACGATCATTTAACATTGAATGATTTGAAGGATTTTTCAATTGATTTGGTAGATATTACAAATTCTGCTGAGTTTTGTAATTATTCTGAAAACGATAACCCTAAAACAGTAACAATGTCTACATTTAAATCCGGATCTACGTGTTCTTCAAGAACATCTCATACTTCAAATGATGAGGACACATCAGAATGTTCAAATTGTGGTGAAGATTGTTATGGTGAAGGAAAAGAAGGAGACGAAGAAAAAGATAAAGAGAAAAAAGAATGCGAAGATGTCGATGCTAGTACTGGTACTAGTGATGGTAGTAGTGACGGCAGTGATTTTGAAGAAGAACGTGTTGATGCTACCATTCCAAAATTTCCGGTTCACGTAATTTGTATGGAAAATTGTGAGGATACATTGGACAACTTAATATTAGACGAAGAATTAACACAAGAAGAATGGTTTTCTGCTTTAATGCAAATAATTATGATTTTAATTACATATCAAAAGGTGTTTGCGTTTACACATAATGACCTGCATACAAACAATGTAATGTATAATGAAACAGATGAAAAATATATTTATTATTGCTTTAAAAAGAAGTTTTATAAGGTTCCTACCTTTGGACGCATATTTAAAATAATCGATTTTGGTCGAGGTATTTACAAATTTGATGGTAAATTATTTTGCAGTGACAGTTTTCAATCTGGCGAGGACGCAGCAACACAATACAATATTGAGCCTTTTTTTAACGAGAAAAAACCACGACTTGAACCCAATTATAGTTTCGACTTGTGTAGACTAGCGTGTTCTATATTTGATTACGTCGTAGATGATATCAATGAAATTGGTGATTTAGAAAATTGCGCACCAGTTACAAAACTTATATTTGATTGGTGTTTAGACGATAATGGTGTCAATATTTTGTATAAAAACAACGGTGTGGAACGATATCCTGATTTTAAATTATACAAAATGATTGCAAGATGTGTTCATAATCATATTCCACAAGCACAATTGGAACGTTCTGAATTTAGCTCATTCTGTATTCCCAAGAATGATGTTCCTAAAAATAAAAAGGTTATTAATATTGACGACATTCCATCATTCACATCTACAACTACTACAGAAAAGGTATAGACATTGCGTTACTATCAAAAATTATAAATATAACATAATTTTATATTTATAATTCATCCACCATTATAATTATGACTTTTGGATTTATTATTACAAGACACGTAAATTCGGAAACGACAAATTGTTATTGGAATGAGTGTGTTCGATCTATTCGAAATTTTTATCCCAATAATTTAATTGTGATTATTGACGATAATAGTGATCAAACATTTGTTAAGGCTGATTTTGAATATAAGAAGGTCGAATATGTAAAATCAGAATATTTACAAAGAGGCGAATTATTACCATATTATTATTTTTTTAAGAATCACTACTTTGATAATGCTGTTATAATTCACGATAGCGTGTTTATCAAAAAAAAAATAAATTTTGATTATTTACAACAGTTAAATGTAAAAGTAATGCCATTGTGGCATTTTGAAAAAGAAAAAAGAGAAAATTTACATAATTCATTACGAATTGCGAATAGTTTGACAAATAATAATGAAATAATAAACCATTTATCAAGAGATGTACAATATGAGAACTTGGGAATGAATACAAAAATATGGCACGGCTGTTTTGGTGTACAAAGTTTTATAAATCATAATTTTATAATAACATTACAAAATAAATATAATTTATTTAATTTATTAAATGTTGTGCGGTGTCGTGCTGACAGATGTTGTCTAGAAAGAATATTGGGTGTTTTATTTTTTATAGAATACCCACAATTATCCAAACAACATTCTATTTTGGGGGACATATATACGTATACGAAATGGGGATATACATATAAACAACACTGTGAAAATACACAAAATAAAATAATGAATCGTTTACCGGTTATTAAAGTATGGAGCGGTCGTTAGAATACTTCACTAGCGTTCCATATTCTGTCTCTGTCACTACGCGTTCCGCTCAGTGACATCCCCTAAAACCCCGGATTGTCTGTAAATACAGCAGGACTTGTTGAAATCTCACCACCTTCCTGAATAATAGGTTTTAATTGATCAATCACAAAATTACCAGCAATGACACTAAAATAAACTAATAATGAATCTCGTATTAATAATTTCAATGGTTTGCTTTCTTTATCCACAAATCTCATTTCTAAAAATTTAACGATTAAATAAACAAAAGAGATAATTCCAGAAATCATAAATATATTCATTTTATGAAATACCCGTGCATATTCTTATTTATAATTTTACGCAAAATTATAAATATTTCCCCCTTCCCACATTTTTTCATTTACGCTAATATTTCGATATCACCCAATAATAAATCAGAAGAAGCTAAATTTAATTCAGGAAATTCAATATTATGAATATCCATACTATCTAAATTCACGGATTGATCGTGTATTTGTAATTTTACATTTTGTTCTTCATCATCATCACTATTCTCACTCTCTTCCAACTTTCTTTGTGCGTTTCTCATATTACTGATATCTTCCAATCTTTCAAGATTTTTGGGAGCTTCAATCGGGACTTCATTGTCATATGCGTCTCTCGCCATGTCCACATCATTAAATGACAATTTGGAAGAACTGTCATTTCCTCCACCAGTTATTACCGGAGTTTGAGCTTGTGTTTCACTTATAATTTGACTCGATTTCTGCTGTGCTAAAATTTGTTCTCGGAGATCATCTTCTTTTTTATTTGGATTTTCTATTATTTGCTCTCTAATTTCTTCTACAACATTCTCTTCTACGGTTTCATCCATGTATGCTTGTAAAATGGATTCAATTGGAATACTGTCTCTTACTGTATTTAAAATACATTCTTGAACAATCATTTCTAATTCACGATGATTCTTTTGAATTTGTAGTGGCTGTATATTCACTTCAAATAGATAGACATTTTTGTAAATTTTTCTAGCAACATTCACGTAAATCTTGTGAATAAAATCATCCAACTTTGGAATATTAATATCGATTTTTTTCTGTTTATTTCCAACACGCATTGCGGTCAACATTTTCAATTGAATAATATGAACACAAGTTATTAAATCTTCTAAATATCCACACGAACTTTTTTCAACTATTCGTTTTCGTTCCAATTCAATGATGTTCGAGTTCCATTTCGGAATTCTGGTAATAAAATTTTGAAATGTCATTAGATACTTGTCCATTTCATTGTTTTCGCGACATAGTTTTAAAGCTTCATCAAATATCGAACGTAATCCATCGATAATATGAGGTGTTAAAATAGTCAACAATCTCGACCCCCATTCATTTTTTGATTCGTGTAGACTTGAAACATTAAAATCATCCATTTTACATGAATGAAATATTTTCTAAACTATAATCTAAACTCATAAACACGAAATTTAAAATGAACATTATTAACAATTTTTCATTTCTAAACTCTTTGCGTATTTTATTAAAGGCAAATAACAATTCATATCGCTTTTGTTCAGAATCCTTTAATAATGGATGAAGTGACGGAGTTCCGGAATCATTCGTCGAAGAATTATCGTTATATCCCTTATATAACTCTGAAAACATATTCTGATTTTCCAATAACTGTATTAAATCTAAACCACTGTAACCCTTTTCATACATTTTTGAGGAAAATGATATCAAATCGGTATGTGATATTTTATCTTTCACCATTTTTAGTAATTCCTTTTTTAACCATTCGGACCGCTGGAGTTTGACATCTTTTAATTTAAATGTTTCAGCAATGTTATATTTATATAAATTTATAATAGTTCCGTTATGGACTGGTTCCGGAATATATATCTCACAAAATCTCGATAAAATGGGTTTCAATAATTTATATTTATCTTCTACAATAATAAAAAAACGAGTCGTATGACTAAATAATTCGATACATCTTCTTAGAGCTGACTGCGCATCAATCGTTAATTTGTCAGCATTCAATAAAATAATGCTTTTAAATATATCTCCACCGTTTGAATTAATATGTGTTTTTGCAAAAAACTTTAATTCATCTCGAATAAATTTAATCCCTTTTCCGTGCGCGCAATTTACATACATTACAAATGTTTTAATGCGTTCTTTATCATTATTGTATATGATATTGATAAATTTATTTACGATTGTCCTTTTACCGCTTCCAGATTGACCGTGAAATATGATATTTGGTATTTTATGTAGATCGTAAAAATATTGCAGTTTATCCATTATCGTCTGGTGTATGACTAATGACATTAATATTAGTATTAGAATTAATATATTAACAAGTGTATTTTTTATATAAAAATAAGTGCAAATATATTAATTGGTATTGTTTGTTGTTTTGTTGGTATTATTTTTGTTTTTTGATATTATTTTGTATTGTCTACATTTTACAAAATAATTATATGTTATTATATTTTTGTGAGCATTTACACACTGTTTGTTAAGCTATGAGTGTAAGGATTTGACTTGAACGCTGATAGAATATTTCCAGAAATTCTGTCTACAGCAATATTTTGGTCATATGATTGTGGCGCTCTGATAGTACCATATACTTCCTTACTCATTGGCATCTGAGGCATATTAGTCGGCACCCATTGTCGAGTATTATCACGATCAGAATCTACACGCGCAACATTCACATTCATTTGTTGGTTGTATATTTGCGTATTTCCGTGATTTGTTCTACTGACAACTGATTTTTCCTTCGATTCATTGTTATGCTGATTATACGCCGCGGCATAATTCATATCCCCCCACGCAGAAGCCGCGCCACCAACCCCACCAATAGAACTACAATTTGTGGTATCACGCTGATTCGCAATGGATTGTTGGTCACTCACCGTATATGCGCCCTCCTTTTGGTTTCCTACATAGAAATTGGGCGCATATAATGTGGTTTCTTTTACAGTGGTGGGAGCAGTATCTTTTGGATTTAACAAATAACTTTGAGGCACAGTGGTTCCACCGTCTCCATAAATGCGAACATTGGAACTGAATTCTTCCTTTCGGGTTGGTTTAAATGCGTCCATAAGAGGAGCAATCACGGCGCCAATGGCGCGCCCAAATCCACTTCGCATTGTTTCTGGTTGTCTCATTACAGAACGATTATTTGTATAATTCGTATGACTTTTATGCGCGTTATCTAAATCTTGGTAAGTACCGCGACCCGTAGCAGTGGAAGCAGGAATATCACACACTTCCAATTCATTTCGTTTGGGTTCTTCGTATTGACTTGGAACATAACTCGCATTTCTATCAGACGGTGCTGCAACACCTGCATACGATTGTGTGGTAGTAGTACGGGACGTGGAATGAACCTCTTCAACTGGTCGAAGCATTTGTCCTTTCTCCTGACCATTTGTCGTAAGCCAACGGTCTTGTGTTTGAATAAAAAATTTATCGGGGTTATATTTTTCGACCTTTCCAATTATTCCTACATTTTGAACATGGGAGTAAGATGGACCTTGATGATTATCCAATGAATATTCCATTTTGGGATTCGTTGATATTCTGAGTTCATCTACCGTCTTTGGCAACCAATCATCACGTGATTCCATACCGGAATTAAATCCACCACTTCCTTCTTTACCATACCCTTGATTCAATCCGGGTCCGACATATTCAGACTCGAATGGTTTCACATTATTACTTTTCATTCCCGGATTGACACGTGATTGATAAAAATCGCTCATATTTGGCGCGCCGTGTGCCCACTGCATGTGTTCTTGTGGTTTAAATAATGGCGCCTGTTCTATTTTTTTAATCACTTGAGATCCAGAGCCAATCATATTGTCTAAAATAGTTTCGGCAATGTTCATATCGTATACTTGACCCTTAATCTTACCTCCGTAAAATGGTACCATATTATTATGTTCAAAATTGCTTTTGTCTACATATTTTCCGGTTAATGAATAAATTTCTTGAATATTGTCTCCCACCTTAACACCGGCGTTTTGTTTATTTTCATAATTGTTTTGGTTAAAATATTTATCGGTTGCAGCATTTGGATTGATATATTTGTGAACGGTATCAGTTAATTCATTTGTGTTTGATACAGGATAATTTTGAGGTGGTATATTTGTATTGGGTAAATAATTTGAATGTTTACCCATATTTGTATAATTTTCTCTTAAATTACCATTTTTTGTATCATTTTTTGATTCATCTTTAAATTTATAGGAATTATTTGATGGTTTTGATTGGTTTGATATAACATACATGCCTCCAAGTGCCAATAATGGTATTGCTAATTCCATGATATTATATATAATTAGTATTATATTTTCAATTTATTATACTAATTTATAAATTGAAAATTTATTTTTTTATGTTGTAAGGATATTGATTTTAGCTTTGGCTTTGGCTTTAGCTTTAGCTTTGAAGAGGGAGTGGCATTAATGTTGCACTATTTGGCGAACAATGTGGGTTTTTTTGAACAAAATAATCTTTTTCTAAAATTCGTGTGCTTACATTATTTTCAAATGGGAAACACGTATTCTCTTGCGGGTTCAACGGTAAAGTATACCAATCTACCTGCTCTAAATCTCGTGCGGTCCACGCGGGCATAATTGTTCTTGATTCCTCTGTATACATTATCGTATTTGTAGGATATTTCACTGGTTTACTTGGGACATTAAATTTTTGATATTGGTCTTTTCCTAAACAATCTCTGCTTAGTTGTCTATTTACACCTCTTAATTCACTTTCTAAATCAACACTGTTGGTCATTAGATTTCCTCCCCACGTTTGAATACGGATTTGCGGGTCAGCCATATAGTCGGGAGTCGCACCATTTCCAGGCACGTTTAATATCCATCTACAGGGGTCAGTGGCTTGTTGTAATTGTTTTTCGATTCTACATTTGTCATCGTGAAATCTTGTAAATGCCATTATTATACACTAGTATTAGTTAATATTTTATTTGTTTCGAATAAATGTATTTTTGGAGAAAAATGTAGGCGAACTCCTTCGACTACCGTCTACAGACTTCGTTTATGGTGTAGGAAATGGACGCTGATTTTTCTCAACAGTAAGCGGTTCTGGTATAATAGTTGCTGACCTTTCAAAAAAATTAGCAGTCCCCAAATTTTTTAATTCTGGTGTTACTGGTGCCATTGGAGTGACCAAATTGGTAGATCCAACACCAAATAAAAAAGATTCAATTTGAACTGCGTTATTTGATAATTGATTCCAAGGAATTTGACCAGGATTCACACCATTTCCAGGCAATCTAGTATTATATGCTGCGCCATATTGCGAATTTGGATATAATGTGTAATTTTCCATATGTTTGTATTCATTTTGCTCTAAATAATAGTTTCCTGGTGTATTCAAATTTCGCGTAGATGACATTTATATATTATATTATAATATCTTATAATATATTATTATTATTTACACACATTATTTATTTTTATGCACTTCATTGAAAAGATTATTCATATTTTTTTCAGATATTTCACCCGTCTCTAAAAAGTCACTAACACATTTATGAGTTAAAAAGAAATAATCAAATGAATATAATACCATAAGTCCTAATTCTAAATCATCGCTTATCATTAATGATGCCGCTGTTTTCATACATTCAATCATTTTTTGTTGTGATGATATCAACTTATATAATATAGTTATTTCTAATTTAATGTCTTCATTGCTATCGTCTAAACTTTTATCAACTGGGTCAATATTGAATACTCGTAATAATTCTGCTTGATATATTATTTCTGCTATATCTTCAAACCCAGTAACATCATCTAAATCATATGTAATATCAGAATGGTGTTTTCTTAAAATAGGATCATAATAGCTATATGTGCAAATAAGTTTAGAATTATACATATTGTATTTTGTCATATAATTCTAAATGATAATTCTAAGTAAATAAATTATTATTAATAATATTATTATTATTAGTAATATTATTATTATTATTATTATGGGTTATTTCGTAATTAGTTATTGCGGTCTCGTGTTAATTCACGCGACGGAATACCACCTCGAATCCATCCCTCTGATGCGACTCCTTCCACACTATACGCCGGATTTGTCATACGTTCCTTAACACTTGGTATCATTGGCGTATTGCTATATTTCATAAAACTTTTCTCCGTTAGTTTTGTCACACTGCGACGGTTTGTAATCATTTCACCTTGCTGAATTTGTGCTTCTAAAATAGGGTCAACCGAACCACGCCCTAAAAAGGGAACAGTTGCAAAAGGTCGTTGAAATAAATCAATTTTACATCTAGGATGTGTTTGGATAGTTCCGATTAATAATTTGGAAGAATCGTCTACCATACATCCACCAGATCCAACACTGCTAGGACCATTGTAATTAATACCTGGTTGCGATGTGGCTAAACGGATAGGATTTTTCATCGTGCAATCATTTGCAAAAAAATTTTGAAGTAAATAGTTTGATTGATTTATATTCTGAATGGTGTTTTGGTCTTGCGTGCAAACGTCTGATCCAATTCTACTCATATTAGAGAAAGTATAATCGGTTACAAATGCCATTTATATTATATAATACATTATTTTTTTAATAAAGAAATTAATATGAAAATAATATGAAAATAAGAAAACAAGAAAACAAGAAAATATGAAATTTTTTGTTTATTAATTCAATGTGTATCTATAATTATCTTGCACACGGGCTAAAGCATCTTCTTTGCCTGAAATCATTCCACCATAAAGATAATCGGCATAAGCTCCTTGATCATTGCCAACTTTGGTATTCGGCATAGAATAATATTGCCACATTGATTGGTCAAACTCGAATTTTTCTCCTAAATCACCGAAAAGTTGTTTATTCGTATTCTTAATACCAGGATTCAATGATTGAATCATTTTTTTGGTTGTATTATTAATATCTTCATAAACCATTGTATTAAAAGAAGGTGGTGCGGATTTTCTTTGAGGATTATCACCAATTTGCGTTAACAACATATTTCCAAGCGGATTTTTTTTATTAATTTGTTCAAAATCGCTTTTTAAAAACTTTTCTAATGTTTCGGGATTATCAATATGAACTTGCGCCTCTGCGTTATTTATGCTAAATCCTTCGTGAACCATATCCTTAATAATTTTTTGTTTGCGCGTTTTATAAAGAATGAAAATAATAATCAATGTTCCTATTCCAACAAACAAAAATTTAGTAGACATTAGAAAAATAAACCCGATAATAGTCAAAAAAAGAACCAATCTACTAATGGCGTTTAGTTTTTCTTCAAATGTCATTTTAGGAGTAGGCCATAATTGAAAAATATTATCTTTGTTAAATAAAATAGTTGGATCATTTGACCAAAAAGGCGTTGTCATTATATTATATATAATATAGAATATTACTTAAATTTTACTCGTCTTATTTTATATTTTCTTTGTTTTTTTTGTTTTTTAGTATCTTTGTTTTTTTATAGTATTTTCAATGGTTTATTTTTTTTATAAGTTATATATATATATACAAAATGAATTTTTATGATTTAACACACGATAAATATGGAGGACTTGATTTTCACGGATTAGGTCCAATATGTAAAATTATATTCTCTATATTCTTTTT